TTATTTTTCGTTTATAGAGCGCTCAGTTTCATCCTCTTCATCATCCTCTAAAAATAATGTATCAATGACTTCATAAGCTGTTAACAATAGTCCTAGCGTCACTGCAGTATTCGCAGAATGATTGTCAAAGAACTTTACAACGCTAATTTTTTCTAAAAAATGAAAAAAGGCATTATCAATACCGTAATCAAAGTTAAAATAAGTAATTGCAATACCAATTGCAAACGTAAACATTAAATTAATACATACACCTTTAATTGCTTCATTCACCTTAGAATTGATTACCCATCACCCCATAAATATCAATAAATCATTATGTATACTTTAAGCTTAACAAAAATGACTAAGCAACTCCATACATGGAAAATTTCAAAGTCTTCAGATTCACATTGTTTATATATTAAATATCCCTCATGAAGTTTTTGAAAACAAAAAAGAACCTCATAGGCTAAGCCTACAAGGTTCCGACAATAAACTATATATTATTGTTCTTCTTTTATATAGACATATTTTATAACATTCCATCAACAATCAAAACGCCTATAAATCAGTATATATAGCTATGTCATCATTAAATTAAAGTTCATACTCTTGCTCTTCGTTTCAAAATTATGCCCTTTTTTTGCCCTTAAAATTGTTTGATTCCACGTGGAATCATCAGAAAGTTCTTCACTAACTTTTATAAATTTAGTTACTTGAGTTCTGTTTAAATTTACTGACTTTAATCAATTTGATCACTCACCATGCCAAGATCATTTTCTTTAACATGCTTTAATCTTCTGCTATTTCATAATTAGATTTACTAATTATACTGATCTTGCATTTCATGACGCCAAATTCATTTACCATTAACACACATAGTATAGTTACGAAATAATATTTGCCACTGTAACACAGGACGTTTCTCAGAACATAAAAAGAATACCATACCTATTTAAATAGATATGGTATTCTTTAAAGATTGAAAAAATATTGAAGATCTTAAAAACGAGTGACCAGCTCTACAAACATTATAACCGATTTCTAATGATTTAAACATAAAAATACCACACCTTTTAAAAAAGATGTGGCATAGCCTGATTTAGCTAAGTATAAACAATGGAGTATCGAATGAAAAAAAGGGTTAATTAAACTCTAGTATGTTCATAACCGATTTTAAGTGATTTAAACATAAAAAAACACCACTAATTAAAGTGGTGTGGGGGTTTTCATGAATATTATACAAAGGGGTAGAGCCAACTGGCTCCATTGACTCTACCATTGTTTAACCGATTTCTTATATTTTAAACATAGTATTCACTAAATAAATTAAAATATCTGTTAAACTAAAAATATATGAATTTTTAGTGAGGTGATGGTGCATTGACCTTTGTCATAGTATGCCTATATATACTCTGTGTTATTTGTCTTTTGCTGTTCTCTTATTATCTATACATGTTATTTAATTTAATAGACCACCATCATAAGATAATTTACACATTATGGACTATTTTATATGCAATATGTACGACGGTTATTATTATACTATTATTTAAATTCAGTTGATTCGATCATTACAATTCTTATTCAATACAGAAAACCACACTCTTATTTGAGTGTGGCGAAAAGCTATTTAAATGCGTAAGCAATTATGGAGCTGGGGAGCCCCATGTACAATTATAACATTTTTACTAATAAAAAACCACGATCATAATGAACGTGGTTGGAAGAATATAAAAGTTATTTAATGAGTGCTTATTTCATGTGATATTTAAAATATAACATATTATCATACGTAAACACAAATTTTAATATACCGTTTAAATAAAAAAGGCAATCACTATGATTACCTTTTATACAAATAGAAACAAGAGGGAATAATTCAAAGCAAAACAACTACAATTCTTTTGTAGTATTTATATCCCTAATCTCAATGTATCATTTTTTTACTAACGACGGAACCAAATTAATTTACATTTTTTCGACAATCATTTCATAAAAAACCGTATCATAACTGATACGGTCAATGACTCTTAGTTAAAAAGTATTGCGAATTTACCCAGTGACATGCATAAGTAAACTAGTCAGGGATTTTTTATAGCTTTCTACAAAGGGTTGCATGTATTGTATATAATACCATAAAAATAAGAACAGTTAAATAAACTGTTCTTAAATAGTAACGAATATATGAGGTTATCAATTACTAATATATATAATATAATATTGAACTCTAAAATGCAAAAATTTACTATTTTATTTACGTAACTTTAGTTTGAAACTAAAGTACTCAATTTTGAGTACTTTAGATGTAAAAAGTTTTGGTTTTAGACATAGATTATAACACACTTACAAAGATTTTCACAATACAAAAAGATAGCCACTAGGACTGTCTTTCGAAAGAAAACTAATAATGATGATAGAATGCCTCGTGAGAACGTAATTAATATCTCACTAATATTAATCTAACATTAACTTCTTATAAATATAACCCCAAATGAAGCATTTTACAAAAATAAAAAACTACCTTATTAAGATATGGTTAACGAAAGCTTTTCTAATAACAAGAGATTGGGTGAAAATCTAAAGGAAAATAATTATTTAATAAATAGAAGATAAATGCCATATCTTAAATAAGTGTAGTAAAAACTATAGTTTTTTGAGTGTTTCAAGTTATACAAATGCATAACTCTTATATTAATATAGCCATTTTTTTAAGTATTAAACATAGATAAGTAGATATATTCCTTCTTAAATCTCACTATTTAGATATTATTTTTCCAATTCTTTTAAATCTCGCTCACTCTCTTCATCTTCTTGACCAATACTATCAATAAATATTGGTGTTGCCACATTCATATCCACTTTATCAGTAAATATACTGTGGTATCTACCAAGTAAATCACGTGCTTTTAAACGATCACTTGGCTTAATTGGTACTTCTACCGTTTCGACATGTTCATTGTATACAAGATTCATACGTCCTGTATCTGGGTTGCGCTCAAATGAGCTTTTCTTAACCACAACTTCCTTAGTTTCAGTTTCATCACCAACAGCTGATTTCGTAAGTAGGTACAACGTTTCTTTTGCAGTTAAAATTGTATCGTCTATAATCTTATCTTTCTTGCTTTGAATATAGTCTTTTACTTTCTCATTGCGCAATAGTCTGCTACCTGTTACGTGTGCGCTATTTGAGCTATAACCAGCATTTATAGCGCTTTGAGTAACGTTAAGTGTCTTCATATATTCATTTGCAAAACGCTCTTGTTTAGGCGTTAGTTTGTCCATTGAATCACTCCTTATTTTCTATAATTTTATTTAATAAACCATCAAACCATTTTCTTATTGATTCTATTGAACATTTCAACACTTGGCTTATCTCTTTATAACTACGTCCACTTAATAACATGTCGAAAATAAAATACTCTTTATCAGTAGCTATTTGGTCAACTAATGAATATAGCTCATTCATAAATATATGTTCATCTGCATTAATTGTTTGATATGAATATTCGTCTACATCATCATTTAACGTAAAGAAATCATTAACTGATACATCCTTATAATCATCATCCACATTATTGTGGTAGTTTAATATAAAGTCTTTCAGTGTCTCCTTATCACCAACAAACATAATCACACCGCCATTATATGTTGTAGTTCACTAGCCTTTGTTAAAGGCTTATCATGACTAATGTTGTATAAATCTACCTGCAAACGTTCAATAAGCTCACGTGACTTGATACGTCCATGTGATTGCATGTATCTAACCACTTTCTGTTGTTCTTCTTCCGTATAGGTATTGAGCACCTGCTTTAATAAATATAATCGGATGGCTGAATCATCTTTAAAGCGTTTCAAATTACCTTTTGTTTCACTAATCCATATCACGAGCTTATCGACTGGATAAGATACAGAAATAATGCCCATAATCTGGTCACATGTTGTAATGGAAGTACTTAAATGATACATCTCATCTATATGTGACTGTGCCGTTTTGATTTTAGAATTAATGTATTTAGGATTATATTTCGTTAACAATTCATATTCAGATATCTTTGATTGTTGATATGATTCATTAGTATGTTCCTGCACGATAATACCCCCAATAATATAGAATGAGCCTACCCAATTAAGGATAGGCGCTAGTTAGTTTTATTTGTTATAAACGTATTGTTTTTTATATTGAGCTTGTTGTCTTGCACCATCTTTTTTAGCTTTAGCATATTTCAATTGGTCATTGTATCTATCTGATAAAGGCTTAATGACCACGTAACCCTCATCATCTTTTGTGATAACTGAACCATTATTTGCCATGCCAATTTGTCTCAACACATTAAACTGGTAAGCTAGATTATCATGTTCTTCATTATTCTCAAATGGATATAACACGGCTTGTTTTAATGCTGTTAAGGAGAATGACACTTGACTTTGTTCGCTTTCAGATAAACGTTGGTCAAATGCTTTTTGTAATAAACTTAATTCGAATACATCTATTTTTTCTGCGTCTGCCTCTCTAATGTAATCCATAATTTCCGAATTACTATAAAACGATAATCTTGCCTCTAAATTTTGACGTCTAATTAATTCAGATTGTGGTTCTGCGATGTCATCTCTTGTTAATTCCTCTTCGATTTCATCCATACGTGATTCAATATGTTTTAATTTGTCACTAGCAAACTGTTTAAACTCATTTTCAATTTGAGTTACTTTCGGTTTTTGTTGTTCATCAATGATATCCATTCTATATCCACGTTGGTACATAATGAACGTTTCTTCTAAAAATTGATCTACCTTATCTAATAAATCCTTATATTTTCTATCATCAAATAATACATCGTATGCACTTCCAGTTTTCATTGTCATATTCTTATACCTCTTTCATAGTTTTATTTTTATACTTCTATTTCTTCTAACGCTTTTAAACGCGTCTGCGCACCTAATACTTGGCGTTTAACACTATAGATTGCTTGTTGTTTATCTTCTTTACTTCTAATGATGTAATAGCCCCTAGCATCTTTCTTATAGCTATAACCTATTGGATATTGATAGTTAATAATTAAACTAGTAATAACTTGTGTAAGCCATCTATCATTAACTTTATTTAGGGTATAACCTAGTTGATTCAATATCTTAGTCTTAGTTACATACTTTTCATTTGAGTTCTGAATAATATCATAAACTCTTAAATATTCGGTTGGTGGTTGAGCTACCTGTTTTTCTATCGTTTTTATCATGTCAAAACCTCTTATATATTAGTATTTGTTGTCCCCTAATTTTTAATGATTCTTACACATGATTTCTTTTGTTCTGCAACTTTTCTCCTTAACTCTATTATACTAAATTTACACTCAAAACACAAACTTATGTTCTCTATTTTACTGATTTTAATTATTTCTTATCATCCAACTTAAACATTGATATAACAATATTTATAATGATATTCATACGCTTTCACAAACTTTCTAATAAGAACAAACGTTCTATTTAAGAATGTAGTTTTGCCCCTTATGAATTTTTGAATACTTAGCTTTTTTTAGTTTTAATTTTCTTCACACCTTGTATAAAACTTGGTATTTTTCCTTGAATACCTCCTTCTTATCGCACCCTTTTTATTACTTACCTTTCCTAAACCTTTCCTACTATATAAAGGAGCCACACACTATATGTGACCCCTTATTAACCTACTTACTCACACTGTAGTACGATTCTTTCAATTCACTTAACTTACGCTCTAACGCTTTGTAATCGTCTTGTGTAGCGTTCTCGTCTTGCACAAATTCAGTTACCAACTTCAATCCCTCAACTAATTCTGTTTCTGGTTCGTTAATCCCTGTTGCTAACTGATACAACATTTCCATATTACCTATCACATCAGCATTACTAGACTGAATACCCTCAAGTTCTTCTACGCCAAAATCTTTTTCCATATACTCGAACATATCAGTATTATTACTTTCTGCGAATATCTCAAGTCCATACATGAAGTATTCGTTATCAAACATAAAACTAGCCATCATATCGCTTATAGTGTCATGTGTACCATCTGGTATTTCATAACCTGCATAATGCCCCTCAATACTTCTTATAAGCCCTTCAGTGTGCTTAGGAGACGCTAATTCAAACGCTTTTCTAACATTACAATCTTTGATGTAGATATGACCGTACAAATTACCTTCCATGACCACATACACCATATCAAACGGATCGTTATATATTTTGAATCCAAACGGTGTCTTTCTACTACTTTCTAATAAACCTGTGTAATATCTTAATAACGTGCCTGCTCTTGTTTCAAATTGGTTTGCGATTATTTCAACGTTCATTTAGTCTGCTCCTTTATCTTTTATTCGTAATACTACAGGTATCCATGATGGTGTGCTTACCTCATCAGTGATAGCCAATGGTAATGGTGGTACTTTCCCGTCTAACAAATACCTATTCACTGCAATATGTTTATGCTTAATTACTATTTTACCTTCGTTGCTCAAGTCACTTATTACTGAACCAGATTCCGTTGAACAATGATAAAAGAACACTTGATTTCTCTTATCTTTATACACAAGTGATCGTTTGCCATTAAACGGTACACCTGCATTATCAAATATTGGCTCCAATTCATAAATGTAAGCCTCTCCTTTGTCTTCAATAAACTTAAGCACTTCTTTTTTTATTTGTTTTAAATTACCCATGTGTAACCTCCTTATTTAGAATATCGTTTTATATATTTCAAATAATTTTTAGTCTTCGCCAATACTAACTCAAAATTTCCTGTATCTATAACTTTGTAACTTGTTCTTTTATTCGATTTAGGTATATAACTCTCACGCCATGCAGTCCAATTGTTATCAATATATTCTAAATAAACCGTTGATACATAACTTATTGAACAATAATATATTTCATTAGATATACCTGTTATTAAACCAATGCTTTGGGCTTGTTCATCTAAATTGTAATCCTTTTTAACGGCTTGCACTTCTAACTGTCGCCTCCCAGTCTCTCTCTGTAAATACATCGCCGTTTTTATTATCTCCAATCAATACACGTAACGGCTCAATATCTACGTTACATTGAATCGCATAACTTACTGCTTTAAATAAATCATTGTTTCTGTATTCACTTTGACCGTCTATAATGCGTTGATATGCACGTTTGCCTTCTCCACCTTTGCCACCTCTTACTTGACTAAAACTATAATTAGATAATGCTCGTTTAATGGAATATGGTTCTAATACTTGTTGTGTGTAATTACCAGCCTTAGAAAATATTCGTTTCTCAAACTCTCCTTGATACTCAGTTACATTGACACCATTATGAGTGTATATACCTTTAGCTGTTTGACTACCTGCAAGCACAAAATAATTGTTGGGATGCGCCTTGATATCGACAGACGGTAAATAACCTATCTTCTGTCCGTATTCGATATTGTCATGCTTTTTGAATATGATATGTTTCCCACCACTTGCCGTTGTCTGTACTAATGTATTTTGTGCATTGGTAACAAGTTCTTCGTAATATGGAATTTGTTTCAAACTATCGAAACCATTCTTATCATCTTCATGATCTACATCAATGTCGATACACCATACACCTCGTGTTAATACGCCCAATACCTTTGTTTGATGATAAATATTAGAATGATATTCAATGAATTCATCGGTAATATCTTTATCAGCAAATGAAACAGTCGGTTTTTTGTGGTTATTTAGTGGTATCACTTCAATATTCTTTTTTAATAATTGTTTTGCTACATGATAACCAGTCATTGAATACCTCCTTTTAAAACTAACCCTTATAGCCATTGTTTTACCTATAACCCTTTATTAAATTTAAGTAATTATAGATTACTAAATAAAACTTAGACTATAAGAGTTAGTGACTGTTATTACAACGATTCATAGGTTATAACAAAGGTTAGCAAGAGTTATTTCTAACCCTAATCATTAATTAATTCTAAAGCCATATTAAAAAGTTCTTTGTTCCCGACTTGATGCACTTTTGTATTAACACCATCAATCCACTTCTGATTATTTATACTAATACCAATCTTTCTCATATCTTCTTTAGCATTCTTATAACGTAAACTTGAGTAATCTTGTTCTATCAAGCGTTGTAATGTTTCGTCTCCTGCTAATATAAAGCCTTGCTTTGATAATAATCTAATCATAGTAACTTGCGTTTCGGTCAATTCATCTTCATTAAAGTAATTTTTTAGAGTAACATTCTGGAATTTAAATTCTCGTCCATTTTCTTTTAAATATTCTAAACTCGCTATTAAGAATGACACAGATGCACCAATGGAAGTGTTGCCATTAGGTTGTATATAATCCCAATACGGCTTAAAAATCTGATATCGTTCTTCGTCTGTTTCGTTTATAGGTCTATCCTTTAGTGATATTTTTACTGTTCGTGTTGTATTGGCTGTAATTTCGCCTGTATCTACGCTTTCGTTTGTGTCTAAAATTAAGACGGCATTGTTTTTAAATGTAAAAGCGTTTCTTCCTATACCACGACCCGAAATTGTTTCACCTGTGGCTATTTTTCTTAATATGCGCATCATTTGTTTTGTGATTTCGCCTGTCTCATTAGCATGAGCTATATCTGCGCCATAGAAATTCATCCACTCATTTGCCGACTCAAAACCACCAGAAATAAGACTATCGAAATTCACCTTATTAACTTTCATTAAATTCTCAAATGTAGCCATGAACAACCCTTTACCGGATCGCCCAAAATCTTTAAGTAACATCCATTTTTCTGCTTGTATTAATTTCATTTTTCGATACATTGTATAAGCATGTACAAGCATTAAATTATTTCTACTTTTCTCATTATCCGTTACTAAACTAAAAAAGTTTTTAGGTATTTCTAAATTAATATCTTTAAAATCTACATCATACTTAATTGCATATAGTTCATTTTTCTTTAATTCCAATTTCTCCAACTGTAATTCTCTACAATCATATTTCCAGTTATTACCTGCAAAACTATATGGATAGATTACATAGTTGTGATTGATACTTAAATGTGTACGATATAGCTCTAACATCACATCTAAAAAATCATCAATATAATATTTATTGTCTACTGGATATGTTAAAGCGAAATTTGTATTATCTATAATTTCATATTGGTTATTCTTAACAAGAATAAAACTATCCAACTCATTTGAATAAATAACCTTGTTCGATATTAGATCAGCAATAAAACGTGCATAATTATGAAAGTGACTAGTTTTAAATGTTGATTGTTTTTCTTCTTCACCATTTTTATCAATAGTCTTGATAATGACAGTTCCGTAAACAAGCCCAATTTCTTTTGGTTTTATGGTATAATCTAAAGTAAGGTTACTAATATAATCACCTGCAACATCATCTTTTTCACGATGGTATACATTGCCCTTATTATTAAATACCTGTCTATCAGTAGAAATTGACGCAAAGTTAATACGTTTACTGATTTCTTTTATCCTAGATAAATTAATAGTAGAAACATAATCCAATTTAGAATGAAATTCGAAATGTTTTTTATAAAGTGATACTTCGTCCATGTAGTCATCCTTTCGATATCATTTTATTTTTGTTAATATATTTACTAGTATTTATTTAAATAAATACGTATTTTCTATGCGTTATCTGATTCAGTCGCCAAACTATCTTCAGATGACGCTTTTTCTATTTCACGAAACTTTTCAAGAATGTTATCAAACTGTTGTAAATAAAGAAATAGTAGATCAAACATCTGACCGTCATGGATACGTCTTTCATGATAAGAAATTCCTTCTCTGATTACCTCATCTTTATTTAATACATGACTTGTTTCATAAGGATAACGTTCATCAAAATGCCAAGCGTGACTATCCTTTAAATCTTCAAATCTATCTTTCAATACTTCCAAATCACTAAATAAATTTCTAATTTCCATTTTCATTATTCTATGTCCTCCAACTTCCCAATAAAACTTGTCATTTCTTCGATTGCGCATTTTAATTCTTCAACATCATCCTTAGTAATGAATTGACGAACATTTGAATCTTCATAATTTATAGGGAAGTCCATCAAGGTTTCTGTTGCTCTTACAAGCTCTTTATAATTTCTGTAATCCATAATAATTTCTGATATCTCACTATCACTTAATCTAGGGTATTCACTTTTAATAATTGAAGCATCTCTACGATATTCTTTTTGTAGTAGTTTGCTCATTTTTTTAGTGCGCTTTTTACCATTTACCATATGATCGTAATTCAATTTATTTTCAATATTTTTGTAATCTTCTCTAGTTAATTTATTCATCTTATTCATTCTCCTCATTGATATTAAAATTTTTCTCTAACTCTTGGACTGCCCATTTCATTATTAATTCAAGATGTTTTTCTCGATTAATTTGTGAAACTACTTCTTGACCATCTTTATATTCAGTATGCTCATAACTTTCAAAGTGATTATAAATACTTATTTTAAGTTGGTATTTTACGTGCTCTAATACATCAATTTGTTCTTGATTCATCTTATTCAACCTCCAATAATTTAATTCCATATGCTATAGCTAAAATATATAAAGCAAAAGCAATAAATACGTTTGCAACTAATGCTACTGCTAATGTTATAAATGAAATCGTACCAATGTACGTTAGATAATTTTTCATTTGCGATCTCCCTTTCTACATCCATTTTTTATGACGTTTCTTCATGTACTCTTCAAAACGGGGAATACTAATGACCGTCATTGTTGATGACAATGAGTAATACAAGTCATCAATGCCTTTAGAATCTTTCTCCCATTCTTTCAATATACGGTTTACTGAACTGTACGAAATTCCGAATATACTAGCTAGCGTATTGGGTTTAGCAAACATAGGCTTTACCACTACTTGCTTTGGTTCAGTGATCGTATTTTCCTTTGTTGGTATATCTTGCAACTTTGTTCTAGACATTATTTAACCTCCTTAACTTCAAATTCAAAAATATCTTGAATTTCAACACCTAATGCATTAGCTACATCTTTTGCTTTTTGAGGACTTAAACCTTTCTTTCTAGTTACTACTGAACTCATATAAGTTCTAGAAATATTAACCTTATCTGAAAATTCTTTTATGGAATATCCGTTTAAGAATATTTCATTTTTTAACAAATTTTCCTTAGCTTTCACAAAATCACCTCTTAATCAGATTTAAATATTAAACTTAATTAAATACGATATACATTAGCTATAAAGTCTTTTAATTAAGTTGTATTTATAATTTAACTTAAGTTAAGTCTAAAGTCAATAATTATTTAACTTAAGAATTTAAAAATGCTATAATCTATATATAAATTAAAAAGAAAGGTGGTTTTTACTTAATGTATGATTTAGGGACGTTTTTGAAGAATGAACGCTTAAACAAAAAGAAATCTGTAAAAGAAACAGCAGAAAAACTTAAAGTTAGTAGTTCTTATATATCAATGGTCGAAAACAACAAAACCTTTCCAAATAGCGATTACTTATATAACCTATCTTCTTATCTTTATGGTGGAGAAGAAACATATGACATATTAGTAGCAGAAAAATACATAATGTATTGTTTGGTAGGCGGAATAAAAGTACAACCTTATCCATTCGTTAAATTTTTATTAACAGAGCGAGGTATGTTTGAAAATAATTCAATGGTGGCAAAACCGTACTATTCATTGAACTGGCTATTAAATCAGCATAACTCCCCTATTACTTTTGGATTTAAAAATGATAACCATTTTTCATTTGACCTCGAAGAAATAGAGCCGATATCTGACTTCAATTTTTTTAACGGAGAACCTAAAGCTTTCATACAGTTAGATTCAAAAGACAAAAAATTTATATATGAACTTATAGAAAGTTACCTTAAAACTAAATATTCAAGTCTTATTGAGAATAGATTAAACCCAATTAAAAATGATGTTGATCTTATAATTGAAAAACTATTTGAAGATACTGATAATTCAAATATAGCTACACCTATTTTTACAATAGATGAATTAACTAAAACCAATAAACAAATTAATGTATTACACATAAGAAAAAATTGGAAAGTAGTTAATTACACTGATTTAGATTTCTTAATAACAAAAAAATCATTATTAGGAATCAAACCACAAAGTAATACAAGCAAGGAATTTGTAAAAATTGGTGAAATAGAATTTGATGAGACAAAAAACAACCTAACTAACTTTTCAATAAAATTTCCGGATAACTATCAAATAGATATAAAAAAAGAGGATAAAGAAATAATTTTTGAATATAAAAAGTAGGGATACAAATGTGGCATGAGAAATTTACTAACAAACATGGCGACGTACAATATCGCTATTATGAGAAGTACAAAGACCCTCTCACAAACAAATGGCGACGTGTTAGCGTTGTTCTTAATAAGAATGGTAAGCAGTCACAAAAAGAGGCTCAAAGACGCTTAAATGAGCGTATAGAGGCAAAGTTGAAAGATAAGACACCTACTACACTTAAGTCACTAACTTTCCATGCTGCATGTGATGAGTGGTTAGAGTATTATAAAAATCATTCTGGTTCAAAGGCTACAACAATCAAAGAAAAGGTAAGCAATTCAAACACAGTTAAAAATGCTATTGATAAAGAAGTGCTGATAAACAACATCACGCATACATACCTACAAGATATTATTAACAACTGGGCTAGTATACATAGTAAAGGACATGTTCAGTCTCTTGTGATTATCATTCGTTCTGTTTTCAAATATGCGTTTAAATATTACGATCTACAAGATATAAGTGTACTAGATAAAATAGATATTCCTAAAAAGGCTAAAACTAGGGATGAACTACAAGCTAAACGTAATAACTATTTAGAAGATAGTGAAATTAAAGAGTTACTTAGTTGCTTTGATTACCTAATTAAGCACAAAAAACATTCAACAAGAAAGCGTAATTATAAAATGGTCAAAGCTATAGTACAGTTTCAAATTGCTAATGGTATGCGTATCGGTGAGCTACTTGCAATAAAGAGGGAAAATATAAACTATGAAGATAAAACGCTAGATATCGACGGTACAATTAATTGGGTAACTGATAAAGAGACGGGAGCATTCGGAGTAAAAGAGACGACTAAAACAAGTAAAAGCTATAGAACAATCGGACTCACTACCCAAAGTATTAACTTACTTAAAACACTTATTTTGGATAATAAGAAAGAAAACCAGTGGAATGAAGATTTTATTGATAGAGGATATGTATTCACTAATACAGCTGGTAGTCCTATAGACTTAAACAAAGTGAATAGCATTATTAAAGAGGCTACTGAGATTAGTTCAATAAAGAAACGTGTTACAACGCACACATTACGTCACACGCATATATCCACACTTGCGCAATTAGGGATTAACCTAAAATCTATACAAGAGCGTGTAGGACACTCTGACTATAAAACCACTTTAGAGATATACACACATGTTACTGATCAGATGGCTAAAGATATGATGAATAAATTGGAACATATTAGTACTTATAGTTAA